TTATATACTTAAGGGCTTTCGCCCCTAAGTATTAGAAAAACTTATCTAGTATAGTATTTACTATGCTAAGTATTTCTATCAAAAGAAGAATTCGAGCCGTCGCAAGTTCTGTGTTCTTCTTTTTTTTCTTTTGTTTTCTTCTATTTGCCACTTTCTTCACCTCCCTTTCTATATTTATATTATAACATAACCGTTACGGTGAGTCAATATATTTCAGTTAAATAATACTATTTTTTTAATAATTTTTATTATTTATAACTCTGCTTATAATTGCTTTGCTCCAGCCTGTTACACTTGATATGTAACTATAACTTTTGCCTTCGTTTTTTAGTTTTCGGCATAGCTCTAATTATTTTATTTCGTTCATAAATTAATAAATGAACAAAATATACATTTATTAATGTTTTTTGTTCATTTATTAATTTATGAAATTTTGTTTTATTTATATAATAAAAACAAAGAAATGATTGAAGTATATAAAAACTTATATGGATATGATATAATAAATATAGGAATTTCAATTTATAGAGTGGTGTTTCCATACTAAATATAAAGCCTACTTCTTAACGGAAGGAGGTGAGAAGTATGGAACAAATGATAAATATTGTCATAGGTGCTATTTGCACAATATGTCTTGGTCTATTGACTAACTACATATCCGACAAATTAAAAAGCCACTCTAGTTCTAGGAAAACTAAGAGTGGCGTGGAACTTGAAATAAAAATCAAGTTCAAAATTACCAAAAATTAAAGTTTTGGAAACATCACTCTAGTGCAAATAGATTGAAGTTCCTTTTATATTTATATTATACTACAAAATATATAAAAATAAACAGTATATATTTAGTTATATTTTAATATATATTTTCTTATTTTTTTATTTTATTCTTCTCTTGTTTTCCTTTAGGACCTACCCATATAGGGAATGCTTTTTTTCCATAATCTTTAGCATATATTTTTTGTCCATTTACAGTTTTAGAAGCTCTAAAAATGTACATTATTATCTCCTTTCCAAATAAAATAATTGCAAAAAGATAATAATTTGTATACAATGTTATTTAGTGATATTTAAATATACAAAACTAAATCGACAAATTTAGTTTAATCTTTTTACAAAGTCTATCGACAAATAGACTTTTTTTATTTTATTTTATTTATATTTATATCAACAACACTGAGTGTTATAAATACCTAATTTTTTCAATCTTATATCTGCTGCTTCATATGAAACTCCAAATCGATTCATCAAAGTAAAATGAGTATCACATTCAGTTATTAATTTAGCAGGCATAAGCAATTCTGCAGCAAATGTATTAGCTTGCCATTCTGCATCTTCATATAATTTCACGTCTGATGATGACCTAGCTAACTCAACATTTTGATTCGAATGAAGAAATAAATGTCCTAACTCATGGGCTATAGTAAATAAATCTCTACTATTACCATCACAAGCTCTATAGTATACATCTTCACGTATACATATAGTATTTTTATTTAAATAAGTTGTTCCATAGTTAGATTTCATCTCATCTTCAGTACATACTATAAAATTGAAATTTTCATCTATTTTATCTCTTATTTCATTTTCCACAAACCTTAAAATATCTATACTATCACCAGATGTGTTTGTTGTAATTTGGATAATTGATCTAACTATCTCTGCTTTATTGCGTATTTCTTTTATAGATCTTGGCCTGGTTTTATAGGACAAATCTATCACCTCTTTACCTAAATAAAATTTCTCTTAATTCATTTTTATCTTTTTCATCAAGATTATTAACCTTTCTAGCTAACATAAATATTAAATTTTTATCTTCATTATTTAATTGTTCTACCTCTATATTTATTACTTTTATAGAGTACTCTATTGACTCTCTTAATTCCAAGGCTTTACTATTATCAAGCTGATAAGCGTTAACAATAATATTTTCCCATTTTTTTGGTATATTTCTTTTACCTATTTCTACAGCAGATAAATAAGAAGCTGTAACACCTAGCTTATTAGCCATATCTCTAAGTAATTCATCATTCTCAATTCGTAATTTTCTTGAGAATTTTCCAAATTCAGTTACTTTCATTGTCTTACCCTCCTCAACTTTAATATTATAATACCATTTTTGGTTGTTTTTGTAAACAAATTTTGTTTATTTTATCGACTATTTTTTTAATAATTTTTATTATTAATAACTCTACTTATAGTTGCCTTGCTCCATCCCGTTTCACTCGATATGTAACTATAACTCTTACCTTCATTTTTTAATTTTCTTATTTTATTTATGTCTTTATCTGAAATTTGTTTCTGTTTCCCTTGAAACTTTATGCTATTTTTTAAATTCTTATTTTCTATACTTAAAGAGTCGATGATCCTATTCTTTTCCTCTAACTGTTTCTCATAATATGAAACCATTTGATTATATTCTTTAATGTATTTTCCAGTCCAATTATAATCATTTTTCTTTAGTTTCTTTAGCAATGAAACACCACCTTTTATATTTTCAATTCTATAAGAAACTATTTCTATACAAGAAACATCTAATCCTTTTGGTTAAGTTGTTTTTCTCTACTCGGATTTTTAGGTTTTCAAAAAAACATATATATGATATATTAAAAGGGACATTTTTTACAATTAATTTTTACAATAAAAAGGCATATGATTAACCTCATATGCCTTTTTATTATCTAGTAAATTATTTCAAAGTTCCTACAATATATAATTGCATCTTCAGATATACATAATACTTTACAATTATTCTTGCATTTTCTACAAGTATTAGATACAAAAAGATTATCTAATACTTCCTCAAAATATAATTGCTCCATCATAAAAACTCCTTAATAAAATATATCATTTATATATTCAAGTAAATTTATAGATGCTTTACTCATTATATGTAATCCAAACATAACTATCATAATACCGATTAATAACATCACTATTGATAATAAAATCCCTATCATAGTTCCTAATTTACCCTCTCTTTTTTCTAATCTTGCCATTGTATTTATGTATTTTAATATCATTGTATTTTCCTCCTTGAATTTTGCATCCAAGTGGTATATACTATTACTTGCGAGGGTAAAGGCATATTCCACTTTGGATGTGTCTTTTTTATTGTAATTATATTGTCTTAAGTCAGTAGAGTAGAGTGATACCTACTGACTTTTATTTTATTGCTCTAAATATCCTTCTGAATTGCCGAAAAATTGAGCATATTCATCTAATTCTATCTCTGCTGCTATTCTATCTTTAATCATTCTGTTATATGTCTTATAACCACCACCAACTCCAACTACAATATATCTATCAAGTTCACCGAACTTATTAGTTATCTTATTAGTAGTGTCATTTACTATTGGCTCTATTGAAGATAAATAATTTTCAAGATTATATTTATTACCTTTATATTCAATTACTTCAATATTATTTTTAAGTAAATTATCTATATATTTACTTGATATATCTGCATTTTCAACTTCATTAAAATGATTGGCTATCTCTATACCGTAATCTATAACTCCTTTTGGTACAGTTAAAGTATCATTTGGATAATACATTTCATCATCATAATCATATGAGAAGCTACATATATCAGTTGTACCTCCACCTACATCAATTGAAAGTATATCTTGTTTATTATCTCCAATGCTTTCTATATTTGAAACAAAAGCAGAATATCCTTCTACAAATATTTCTAACGATACAAAAGTAACCTTCTTATTTATTCCATTTACAGTAAAATCAAATTGCTTACCTATAGGGAACATATTTGCAAAATTACTTTTATGAGCATCATTAAAATATTGAACTGGTGGTAAACCTAATCTCAAATCAACTTTTAAAGCTGATTCATTTGGATATAATTCATGTAACATAACAAAAGTTTGCTCTAACAGATGTTTTCTTGAATGTTTTTGAACATTATTGTTAAGTTCTCCGACTCCTATGTATATTGTTTGTCCATTAAATTCAACTTTTTTTGCTTTAGGGTTAATTGATTTTTCATACTGAACTCTATTTGGAACTTTCACATTAACCTTTTTACCATTTAATTCTTTAGTAGCCTTTAGCATACTATTTCCTAAGTCTATTCCTGCGCTAACAAATTTCATACTCATTCCTCCAATGTTCTAATATTAAATTTTAAATGTACATTTATCTAAATCCACCAACTTTAGGTTTACTTTTTTTAGTGGATTCTTGTTCTTGGTTTTGCTCTTCTGATATAACAGGTATTGTTATAGTTCCGTTATTCATAGCCTCCCATACTAGCTCCTTTATATAAGCAGTAGGAGAAACTTTGCTATCTAAAAAAGATTCTATTGCTTTTTCTTTATCGTTATTTTTGAAAGTTAAAACAATCCTACTCAAGTTTATCACCTCCTTTTACAAAACTTTATAAAACTTATTCAACTTTAATTGAATTTTACCAAATTTTATAAAATTTTGCAATATTTAATTTCATTATTTTTTATAAAATTTTGCAAAAAATTATAAATTAGTGTAAAAAATTATAAAATTTATACAAATCGTATTTTTATAAAATTTTATAATTTTTTATAAAATTTTAACTTTGAAAAATAAATAATATATTAACTTTATACTTATTTTAGTTAATATACTGTTGCATTATTATTAATCATTTTTTCATATTCTTATTTTATCAAAGTGCTTTTTTCTACTAAGAAATAATTTATATATCAATAATAAT